AGGAGGCAGCATGGCAAAGAGAATGGTCGCGCCGGATAAAGGCGTAAGAGAGACAACTATTGGCAATAGAAGTTACACGCCAAACAAACAAGGCATTTACACAGTAAGCAATAAAGACGCAAAGGCGATGAAGGCCGAAGGATTTATCGAGGCTTCTTTAATGGGGGCAACGACTAACAATGAAAATCTCGGATACACTTGCGTAGAGTGCGGCTTCGGCAGCTGGTTCAAGATGTGCAGCCGATGTGGCCACGATAACGGCAACGGGATTAAAACAGACGGAGATTAAACATGGCGACCGGAGTAACAACTCAGCACCCGTTCTACGAAAATCCTTATGTAACTGTTGCTGAATACAAGAATGCTCCGACCGCCGTAGACATCGATAATCTAGTAGTAGGCGGCAACGCAGCTGCGCAAGACGCAGAATTGGCTAATGTAATCCTACGCGCTTCCTCATTTATGGATGAATACCTCAATCAAAATCTCAACGCTTCCACTCAGATAGAAAATCAACGCACCCGGCTAACTACGCAGGGCTACATCGCGCTACACCCAAACAATAACCCGGTTATTTCGCTACAAAGTCTCTCCTACGGAACAGACCCACTCAACCTAATCGCGCTCAGCGACCCATCAAAATGCTGGTTTGAAGACCAGCAAATCATCGTGCCTCTCTCTCAACTATCAACTAATTACTCCTCACAAGGTCCGTTAGCGTTTGGAGCCGGCGGAACACCTCGGCAACAGTTATTTGTACGCTATAACTACACATCAGGATTTGTTAATAACCTAATTTCAAGCGCCACAGCTGGCGCAAGCACGATGACTGTCCAAACGGCTGACGGAATCGTAGCCGGAATGCAATTACGAATTTACGACGGCGGAAGTAGCGAGCGTATTACAGTCGCAAGCAACTACACATACGGCTCTACTAGTGTGCCATTAGCCTCACCTTTGGCCTACACGCACGCCAGCGGAGTCGCCTTTGGAAATCTACCTCAGACGATTAAAGAGGCTTGTATCCTCATTACAACGGCTTTTATCAAGATTCGCGGCGATAACTCTCTCACTATGAACGTAACGACTCAGCCGGCGGGCAACATCGCCGGAAGCACTATGTACGGCGGAGAAATCGCTATTGCCCTAAAGATGCTTGACCTCTACAAGAGAATTCGCTAATGGCAGGGCGCACCGGCGTTCGCGCCACTCTTTACAACTGGATAAATACCGGAAGCATAACCGGGTTAAATCAGATTTTTACATCGTTCCCGAAGCGCATTAACTATCAAGTTAATTCGACGGCCGGACAACTAAGCAGAGCTGCAGCGGTAATCTTTATTCAAAGCGAGCGCGAGACACGCCTAGCAATCGGCGGAGCGCATAGCGGTTGGAAAAGAGTTGATTACACAGTAATTATTCAGGTCTACCAGCACTCTATGGAGCGTAACGCGGAAGACGCAATGACGGCATTCGATACGCTAATAGATAGCCTCAAAGACCGGCTCCGGGCTGACCATAATTTCGGAGATACAACCGGCACATTAGTTTGGCAAGGAGCAGAACCGGAGATTAGAACATCTTACGGAGAGCCGGCAACCGACAAGGGCGGAGCGACGGAGACCTTTGCTGAGATACAATTCGAGGTAACAGAAATGATACAAGCATAGGAGAAAAATGAAAATCACAAACGACACAGAGGGCGCACGCGAGTATCCTGCGTTTGCTGTCATTCTGCAACCGGGCGAGTCTTTTGACGATTCTAAAAATACAAAAGTAAGCGCACCAATAGTTCTACCAACATCGTCAGTCGCACCTGACTCAACCGAAGAAGAGGTGAAGTAAAAATGGCAAATGTCCAAGCTACCAGTCGCAGTTACATAGGAATCGCTAAGGAAGTCACTCGCGGTACTGTTGTAACTCCAACAGATTTCTTGCCCGTACTAGGTTCAAGCGTAAAACCGGTTGATGTAATTGACCCACTCTACGACGAAGGCCTACGCGGTTCCAATCTCAAGAATTACAACTATGTTCCCGGCCGCACTCGTTCTACATTTGATTACAGCGGAGCAGCATTCGCAGATACCATCGGATACGCGATTGCAGGAGTCTTGGGCGATGTTGCTACATCAGGAGCAAGCGCACCATACACGCACACTATTGCGCTCGAAAACAGCGCCACAGCTGCGGCAGATGCACAGCCTACCTCTTATACAATCACAGACTTTTACTCAGCGGCAGTACGCGCCTATCCGGGTTGTATGTTCAGCGATTTTGTACTCAAGTTCAACGCTGACGGAATGCTTGAATACGACGCAAAGATGACCGGCTGGGCAAGTGCGACAGCAAGCGCACCTACAGCCTCATTCTCAGCAATCCTACCTACTCAGGTATGGCAGGGAACAGTCACAGTAGGCGGTACTTCGCTCTCAACAGCGATGACCGGCGAAATTGCAATGAAACGACCAGTAACACCGGTATACGGAATCTCTGCTACACAGAATCCTTATCAAGTCTTCCTCGGTCCTCTCGAAGTAACCGGAAAACTCAAGTTTGTTATGGAAGCGGATACAGAATTAACTCGCTACCTCACAAATACTCAGCCTGCAATCGTGCTTAACTGGTCATACGGAGCAGGAGCAACAGCGGTACAGATTCAAGCGACTCTCACAAAGGGCGCTTATGTTGCAGCTGCGATTGACCGAGGCGCTGACCTAGTTGAGATCGGCGTGGACATTAACGGCCTCGGCAATACAACCGACGCGGGCGCTACAGCTGGATACTCACCTATCAAGTGGGTTCTAAAAAATGCGAAGCCAAGCGGCACATACGCATAACAATCTCCAAGAGCAGGGGTAGGTAGAGACTCGAACGCCTTCCCGGGTCTCCCTCCCCTGCTCCCATCAATACCCATGCTAAGATAAACGGAAGGCAACTACAGGAGGCAACATGAAAACCGAAATTAAACTCCCATCAGGAGCAACAGTAAAATTAAAAGACCCAGCGCTACTTCGCGTTAAAGACCGCAAGAAGGTAATGAAGGCCGGAGATTCCGAAACCGGAGACCTAGCAAAAGCACTTGCATTGGGCGATGCAATTATTGCCATGTTAGTAGAGGAATGGTCATTTGACCTAATTATTCCAAGCGTCAAAATTGACTCACTAGACGAACTAGAAGTAACCGATTACGACGCGCTAGTAGAAGCAACGACACCGGCGCAAAAAGTATTGTTCCCGTCATTAGGTAAAAACGAAACTAACGAGGCAGACCCAAAAGCGATTACCGAAAACTCGAAAGACTAAAATGGATTCTAGCCGGGGGAATTCGGCATGAAGGATTTGAGTATCCTGACGAGCATTGGTACTACTACCAAATGGCAGACAGATTCGGGTGGACACCGGAACAAGTAGACGATTTGCCAGCTGGAACGGCGGATTGGCTGCTAGCGATGGCGGTAGCGGTAGAAGAAGTTAAAGTCGAGAAGGCAGAAAAAGCAGGGGGATAAATGGGCGCGATAATTGTCCGTAACCTCTCGCAAGTAATGAACGGCTTAACAGTCTTCGAAAAGAATGTAATGAACGCGGCAGAGTACGCGATTGGCCAAGCGGGATTTGCTCTCGAAAGAGAAGCGAAAATCAACGCTAACACCGGCGTACACAAACGCGGCGAAGGCCACATACCGGGAACGGGTCCGGGTCCGAATGTGGTAACGGGAACTCTCCGACGAAGTATTACAACCGAAGTCAGATACGGGTTCGGCGCTTACATCGCTACAGTCGGTCCTACTGTGGAATACGCAAGAGCAGTAGAATTAGGCAACCCAAAATGGGGCGGTAAGCGGTATCCTTACCTAATACCGGCAGCTGGAAAGTTAATTGGTAATGGCACGCTTAACCGCGTCTTTACTAATGCGTTCCGTTCTAAACTAGGGAGATAAAGTGGCAGATACAATTCCACCGGTTCTCATAGAATTACAATTAGAGACGGCCAAAATTGCTGCCCAAATGCAACAACTGAGTAGTAATTTCTCAGAATTCGGCAAGACAGTT